GGTATTCGCGTAGTTGGCGATGAGCGCCTTGATCAGCGCGGCCCGGGGCGCGGCGCTGTTGTCGTTGATCGTGCCGGCCTGAATTGCCGTTTGTGCATTTGTGGAATAGTCGCCGGGGCCGGAACTTGGGCTCGGATAAAGAACACCCCAATTATAGTTAGAGCCGGCATCCCCGTTAAAGGTCAGTTTTGCATAATCAATCGATACGGAGACACCGCGACCGCTCAGGATCAGCATGAGGTGGGAATAGGTATTGGGAATCGAGGAGAAATCGATCGAAGCTTGGCCGCCGGAACCGACAGTTACCTTGGCGATCTGGATCATGGCGCCGGGCGCCGCGGAAGGAGGCGTCTGAAAAGTGCCATCGGCCTTGAGATATTTGCCCGCCGCCGCCGCGCCAGCAGGAGGCGCCGGAACGATGCCGGCCACGCCGCCGGAACCGCTATCGCCCACCAATGTTGGCGGAAGCGCTGCCGGCACGTAAACGCCACCGACACGCGGGCCGTAGAGGATGCCGGTGCTGGTATTGAGGTAGAAGTCGCCATCGCTGCCCGGCGTGCCGGTCTGCTTGGCATAGAAGGCGATGGCACTGAAACAGCTGCGGTCACCCGTATTCACAGTAAAGGAAGAGGCCACCGTATTTGCGCCCAGTGTCCCGGCGAGATCATACTCAGCCGCCAGGGGATTCTCTAGGGCTCCACCCGCCGAACTCGTCGCCAGCGTGAAGCCGGTTCCGGCAGTATAGGTTACCCCAATGCCATTGCCCCACAAGAGAGCCAGGTACCCAAGGATCAGGTCGCCGGCCAGCGTGGCGGCAACCGTGGTGCTCACTGGAGATGCGCCGTTGTAGACCGGAGTTCCAAGCCCATCAACCAGCGCCGCGGCGCCCGAGAACTCAGAGACTGACGTGGCCGGGTTGGTTATGCCGGAAATATCCCAGTTCACAGTATTCGCGCCACTGGCAGGGGCAACTCCATACCAGACCGCCGCGCAGATTGTCGAAGCTGCGGCAAGGTATTGAGCCAGCTTGTAAACCGTTCCAACTGTGTCAGTTGGCGGAAGATTGTCCGCCATGCCTGCTTCGCCAACCTGTAAGACCAGCAGCAGGTTTCCCGCTGTTACATTCGAGCCAAAGGCCTGCGTGCCACTATTGGGAGAGGTTGCGCTCTGCACGTGCGCGACGGTTGCTGGTGTGCCCGGCGTCGGCGCGCCGATGCCGGTATGAATGACGCCTGCGGAGCTGCCGCCGCCGCCCGCTGCTGAGATCACGCCGCCAGAGATAGTGATCGTGCTGCCGTCGGGCTTGACCACGCCCAGGGCGCCAGTGGTGGCCACCGGAAGATCTGCAGGAACCAGTGCGCGCAGTGCGGCCGGCGCGCTCGATCCATCGGCAGGCGTGGCTACAACCTCATTGCCGGATCCTGTGGGTAAGCCGCCCGAGCCGCCCGAAGGAACCTCCCAGGTAGCATCGGCCTTCAAAAACTTTCCAGCCGCCGCCGAACCAGCCGGCGGCGCGGGCACAACCCCCCCCTCGCCGCCCCCACTGCCGCCCGTATCGCCGATCATCTCAGGGGATGAGCCGCCCGGTGGTATTTCCCAGGTGCCATCCGCTTTGAGGAACTTGCCTGCAACCGCAGACCCAGCCGGAGGCGCGGGAACATTGCCCGCCAGGCCGCCACCCGAGCTGCCGTTATCGCCCACCATCACCGGATCATAAGCGCTCTCGTTGCAGACGGGCGTACCACCATCGTTCTGCCATTCGATGTTCTGCTGCTCGGTGGGCGGGGTGGGCGTGGTATTTGAAAAGTTGAGCGTGGTCGCTAAAGCCATGGGGATTCTCCTGAGATTAAATGCCGCCGGGAACGCCGGTGGGCGTGTAGCTGGTTGCGGACACATCGGCGAGCGACTGGATCGCCGCGCCGAAAGAATTGAAGCTGATGACTTTGAAGAAGAGTTCGACGCCCACCCAAACCTCGTCCATGCTGATCTTGAGAATGCCGGTGCCAGCGGGCGAGAGGAAGGCAAAGCGCGAGCCGGGCGAGTGATCGATGCCGCTCGATCCCGGTGCACCAAAGACCGCGCGGTCGAGATGGTTGCCGCTGCCGGTAGCCCTGAGGGTGAACTTGTTGGGCCCCGTCAACTGCGCGGTGGCGTAGGTCATCAGCTCGTAGCCGAAGGCCATGGAAGATTCAGCAATCAATGCACCGTTCGACTCATAATCGATGCCACTGTCGCAAACCGCCGTGCCGTTCGACTCGATGGTCAGATTCGAGCCACTGACGTAGCAGGGATAAGCAAAGTTATCCTCCTGGCTCACGGCGTAGCTTTGCAAGATGCCGTCCGATTCTGTCAAGTCGAGCGCTAGATCGTTGGCAGTGTCGAGGCTGGTATCCGCGGGCCAGTCGGCGGTAACCTCGCCGGTAATCGCCGAGCCGATGATCGGATCGCCCAGCGGATCGTAGCTGCTGCCGCCGTCGGTGGAGATAAGGACCACGCAGCCGCCATAGTTCGCGGCCTTGGAGCTGACCACCACCCAGAGCTGCGCCTGGGGCGCGTTGGCGTAGAGGCGCGGAACCGGCTCAAAAATAATGGGCAGATTCACGTTTCCGGCCGAGGCGTTGACGCCGGTGGAGTTTTGCGTGGGCGAACCGGCCGCCAGCGGCGTGGGCGCGCACATGCCGTAAACGAAGGGCTCCGCCGCGCCCTCAAAACTGCCATCGTCCTGCTCGTTGAACTCGGTGATGCGCACCGGCACGTTCAAAATGTCCTGCAAATCGTCGGTCAGGGTGATCAGGTCCATCGGCGTCTGGAGCAACCACTTGGCGCTGGCGGTGAACTTCCAAGTATCGCCGCCATACTGATTGCGCCGCACTTGAATGGCCAACAAAGCTCTGGCAATGGAAGGATCCTGAACGGCGTTGTTGACCACTGGATCGCCCTTGCGCACGCCATAGAGCGCGATGGAGGCCGCGTCTGGCTGCTGCACAACGATCTGGTTATAGAAAGCGCTGCGATCAAGGCACTGCATCTGCAGCACATTGGGAAGCCGGATGCGGCTGCCGGATTGGAAATCAGGTGTTCCGCTGCTGCCTACGAAATCGCCATTGATGGTGCTCAGATTGGCCACAGGCCCGGCGGCGGTGGCCGCGGTATACTCCGCGCCGTTGCCGGCCGCGGAGACTTCGGAATAAGGGAAGAAGTAGAGCTTGGAACCGATGGGCACCGCAGCGCAGTTGGCGGCCTGGCAGAGCGACGTGATCCAATCCGATGCCGCGGACTGCGAGTTCATGCTCAGCGAGCCATAGAGACCATTGGCGCGGCATTGTGCACGGACTAGATCAAGCGAGGGAAAATCGATGTAATCGCCCAGTGGGCGCGGATAGGGCGCGGGCTGGGTGGACTTGAAGCTGAGCAGCAGCAATTGCGCGGGCGACGGCTCAAGCGTGGGGAAGGTGTAGGTTCCCGGCGAACGAACGATGCGGCTGAGGAGCTGATAGGAGTCAGGCGAGAGCCCGGCAAAGTTCGGGGGCGTGAGTGATCCCCAGGCGGCAATCTGCTGGCCAGCCGGAGCATCGCTGGTGGGATACATCGGCACAGCCATCAGCAGGCCGGGGAAACCTGGCTCGACGGTGCTGGCGATGGTTGAACCGGAGATGGCGGAGGCTACAACGATGCCGCCCGGCGCGCCTGTATCGAAAGAGCCGCCGGTGAGGGAACCAACCGTGGCGGAATTGCCGGAGGATGCCCCAGCCAGCGCCAGTGCGCAGTTCGCATGGTAAACTACCGCGATGCCATCAACTACTTCCAGCACGTTGGTCCATGGCTGAACAGCGGCCGCGCTAGCATCACGCGGAAGCGCCCAGGCCACTTGCTGGCCCGCGGGCACGGTGAAGGGAGGCGGAATCGGTGGCGCGCCGGTTGGCGATGCTGAAGTTGTGAAGTATATAGCGAAGCCGACAGCGCTAAAGCTGGCAGTGCCGATGGGCATCAAGCCTTGATCGACCGTACAAGCAATACTGGCGCCGATTGCCTGGCCGATCAGATCCGAGAGGCTGGTTCCGATACTTGGAGCGTAGAACTCTCCCGATGAGCCGGAGACCGGTGGCACCGGAGCGGTAAAGTTGGAGCCATCCACAAATCCGCCCAAGTCGTCCAGCACAAGCGCGGAACCGTATTGATAACTGAGAAAGCCCGCATTCTCCACCGTGCCAGTGCCTACAAAGACTGGGTAGATGCCTTGGATAACTGCGTCGGAAGGAAGCGGGGCGGAAAGCTCAAAGTCTGCAAATAACATTGAAACAACAGCGCCTGCGCCGCCGATTACCGGGCCATTGCCCTGCTTACTGATCAAGCCACCGGCGCTGCCAGTGCCGGGATTGAAGACTCCGGCCGAGTCCAGGCTTCCCACGCCGCCGACTTCCAAAACGTGCATCTGCCACGCGCCGGATGCTCCGGAGATGGTGACCGTGTTCGGACCGCCCACCGCCGTCGCCGTCCATACCTGGTAGCCGGTGACCCCGGAGAGCTGCGACGTCCAAACATCGCCCGCGCTCGAAGAGATGGAGAGCGCGCCACCCGCCTGGGCCACGCAGACAAGAATGTTACCCGCCACATTGGGCAGGTTATAGAGCATGGGCGGCAGCGCGGCCGACGTGCTCTGGTCGTACTTTTTTTGGATCGTACCCGGCATGGCGTAGCTGGAGAGGCCGCGCTCCATCTGTGTCCACGGAGTATCCGTGCCCACGGCTGCCTGCGCGAGGCCGGACTTAAAGATGTCCTCTATCATGTCGACGAAATCTGCGTCGCCGGTGGGATAGATGCCCCACTTGCCGGCTACCTCCGGCTGTAGCTGAGGCAACGCGCCCGAAGAGCCAAGATCCATCATGGAGCTGCCCGCACCGGCGAAGTGCGGATATTCGATCTGCTGGTCGCTGTAGGGATGGCCGGCCGGATCGTTGCCCGCGTCGGCATACTCGGTGCCTGAGCCCAGTTCCGGCTCGAAGACCATCCGCAGTTCCGCCATGGGAGACTGGTAGCCGGCGATCGGCATCCCGGCAGCCGTATTGGCGAGCTGCGCGTAGTAGATCTTCACCGTGCCGCCAGGGAAGGCCTCGGCGTCGATCTCGATGGTGGCTCCATAGCCCGGCTGCCAGCGATAGCAATAAGGCCAGTTGCGATAACAGGAGGGGTTGGTGGGGTCGGGCCCCTGCTCCAACTCGTTCCACAGCGGAATCTCGAAGCTGCCGTTCAGCGTCTCCGCATAGCCGTTGGAGCCGTAATCGTTGACTGGAAAACTGTAGCCGCCCTCAACGGTAACGGCAATCACAGCGTAGAAATGCGCATCGGAGACTTCGAGACTTTGGCGGCCGGCGGCTGCGGAGAAGCTCTGTGAGGTGAAGTTGAGCGGGAAATTCGTGCCGTTGACTACCACCTGGAGCACGCCGCGGATAGGATTATGACCCAGCAGGAAGTCGATGTTTTCGACGTAGGCTACAACGCCCTTTTTCCCGCTTTTGCCTTTCTTGCCCGAGCCGCCCTGGCGCATGTTGGCCGCCCAGATGGCCAGCAGTGGAGATTGCGTCAGCCCATAGATCGCCGGAATGGTCGCGCCGTAGGTGGAGGCCTGCAGCAGCGAACCCAGAGCGGTGGGCTTATTGGAAGCCTGAGACTTAAAGCCCTGCATGGGGGTTCGCCTCCGGCTTTACAAATGGATCAAATATATCCATGGGTTGGAAGCTGGTCAAAGGGTGGCCGGTTAGATCGACTTCGCGGACACCTTCGGCCTCGGCATGGATGCCGCGCGGCCACGCGGTAACGATGGCGCCGTGGTTGAATACCCTGCCATTGACGACGCGGAAGAGCACCAGGTCGCCCGGCTGGGCCTGCGCGCCGCCGCGGCAGATGGTCTCCGCCACCAACTTGCCAAAGCGCATCAAGTTGCGCAGGTAGATCTGAGAAGAGGTATTGCAGAACCAATCAGAGGAGTAGGAGTGGCTAACGCCGCCTTCCCGGTAAAAGCCTTGCTCGATGAGCGAAGCCTCCGTAGCCGCCCCGATCTCAATCAAATATTCAGCCAGGAGCGTCGCACAGTCCACTCCTGCCCCCTTGATACGTCCGCCTAGGACATAGGGCGTCCTGAGCCAACTGCGCGCGATGGCGACGGCTTCTGTGCGAGTCTTCATTGTTTTCCTTTGGAAAACAGGGATCAGGTTTCAGGGATCAGGGGTCAGACTGACTCAAACTCCCGATTGTGGCGATGGAACAAACGGGAAACCATAGAAATTTTCATCCGCCATGTTGACCGGCGCGCTCATGGAGACGTAGAAGGTATCCACGCCAGGCGTAGGCGGCCAGGGCAGCGCGGCGTAAAGCTCGAACTGCGAATGCTTGGTGCCAAAGCCATCCGTCCAGGCGCCATTCTGTCCGATCGCGGACCAGGCCCCATTGAGCGTAGCGCCAGCGCCGGAGAGGAAGACCATGTAGCCGCCGGCAAAGATGTTGCCGGAATAGATCTTGCCCGCGCTGGGCGAAGTGCAGTCGGCAATGATGTAATCTTCCGTCGAGCCAGCCACACACTCAAAGACCGGAATCGACGGATCACCGGGCGGCAAAGTGACCGCTGCGGTGGAGGCCAGAGTGTTCGTGGTCTCGATGACGGTTGAGGGCACTTTTTGCGTGAGCACGTCGAGGAAACTCTTGACGTTGAAGACGATCTTGTTGCGCGAAGGCTGTACGGTATCAATGCGGCCGCCAAACCAATCCACACAGCCCAGGGTATCGGCGTCGCCGGGCGTGGGCATCAGAGCGCGCCAGATGCGCACTGGCCAGTTATCAAAAAAGTGCAGCCGGGCGAGCTGGGCGACGCTGGCCGAGGCGATGGTTGTTCCGGTGGTTTGCAGGTTGGGAGACCAGGTGATGCTCAAGCTCTGTGCATCGGTGCCGATCTTGCACTGCACGCGATCGCGGGTGACCACGGCGGGATTGAAACGTCCCCAGGGCGAGTAGATGACAGGCGCTTCGTGATTGGTGAGCCAGATGGACCGCGGATCCTCCGGCTCGCCGATCAGGATCAGGTCGCGCAGCATCAGCGTCTTGTTGGCCGCGAGGTAAGCCTGTGCCGCCGCCGTATTGTCAAGCCCGTTGCCGCCAATGACTTTTCTCATTTCGCTGCCGCCTTGCATCCTGCGGCCAGCACTTCGTGCTGCTGCATAAACAACACCGCTTCGAGTCGATTGCCCATGCCCGTCTTTTCATAGATTTTGTTCAGGTGCCTGGTCACAGTCTCTTTCGAGATGTTCAGAATGCGGGCCAGTTCCTTATTGGTCGCCCCCAGCGAGAGCGCATACAACACTTCTCTTTCCCGCCATGTCAGCGCGTTCAGAACGCAGATACCTGTCTTGTCTGGCGCCTCCAGCCCTGTGTCTGGCATAGCATCCTGCACCGTCACCGACAGCTCAGAACGATGGCCGCAGTGCGGACATTCAATTGTCGAAGCAACGCTCATTTTGCCGCACCCCTAATCCACGATCGCTGTCTTACAGCGGATTTGGCCTGACCTGGCTCAGCTTGAGATAGCCCTTGCCGTTTTGCGATTCGCTGCCGCCGATGGTCCAGGTACGCTTTGCGCCCATGGCGAACTTTTCCATGTCTTGAGAGTCGCTTTCGAAATGGCAGCGAAAATAAAAGCTGAACTGCGCGGTAATCGGCGCGGTGGGCTGCGCGGACCATTCGAGATACATGCCCATGTAGGATGCACCGGGAATGGCCAGACCGGGACCCAGGAGCTCGTAGGTCGGACCGGTGTAGCCGCCGGGCGCAGCGCCAGTGGGCCATGCCTGCACGCCGTCGGAATAGACCTCCAACGGCTGGCCGTCGGCGTAGGGATCGGTATTGAGATCGACAATGTCTTCGTAGAAGAGGCCGCCGAAGGTGCGCTGCAGCGGCGAATAGTAGTTGGTTCCATCGGTGACGAGTTGCAACTGCGCCAGCGGAACATTGGGCTCGCCATCAACCATCGCCGGGCCGACGGAGTTGTCATCGGGATCGAGGAAAAGGAAGGACTGCGCCGCGCCCCCCATGGCCAGAAAGAAGTCGAGTAGGGTGTGCAGCTCGCCGATACCGAAGCTGGGCGTGGGATAGTCGCGGAGAAAGTCGTAGATCAGTTCCCATCCCCAGATCGGATTCACCGTCTGCGGCAGGCGCACGTCGTACTTGTTCGGTGCGGACTCGACGAGGGTGTCGAAGTCCACCGTCTTGAGCACCGGCAGGGTGAGGCCCGGGAGTGTGGGGTAAACGAGCATTTTCGCTCCGCGAAAATAGGGATTAGGGGTTAGGGATTAGGGGTTAGGAACCGCTTATGCGGTCAATGCGCCGCTGCGGTAGCCGCCGCGGACGATGTCGAGGATCTCATCGGCGTGGCCGCGGAGAGCGGCTTTCATGCCGGCGCGGTCGTAGCCGTTGAGGTTTTGGGTGATGTGGTTATGAGTCGTATTCGCGGAACTGGAGCTGGAGCTGGAGCTGTTGTTGCTGACCATCTTGTCGAAATTAGCCGTCTGACGCGGATCGAGAGTGCGCTCTGCCGCTCCGGAGAGATTGACCATCATGCCGCCGTGGGGAATCATGCCGCCTGAATCGCCCAGCGCAGCGATGGCAATATAAGGCGCCATCGAAGCCATCATCGCACCAGCCGCAGCCACCGCGAGTGCCGGTCCAATGATAGGCACCCCGGCGACCGTAGATGCGGCTGCCGCGGCAGCCACGGCGGCATAGCTGGTCGCCGACGCGGCATTGGCCGCGCCCTCTGTGGTTTTCTGAGTAGTGAACCCCATCACCTGCATGATCTTCAGGAGGGCCCATTTTTCCGCTTCCTTCAGCAGCCACTGCACAACCATGTCGGCCACGTCGAGAATGATCTTGTTGAACATCTCCGAAAAAGCCTGCGAGACGGACTTCGACTGGGTGATGATCTGGTTGAAGGCGGTGGTAAAAGCCGTATTGAACTGTTTCGTCGCCTTATCCCACTCGGTTTTGATTTTCAGCGCCGCCTGCTGATGCAGTTGGGTGATGTGCTTGGTAAATTCGCGCGTGTCCTGCTCTTCTTTTTTCAGATCTTCGGCGAAGCGCTTTTCGTTGTTGCGATCGAGGCCTTCGATGACCGTAGATTGCTGGCGGCGGATCTGCTCTTCCTTTTTCGCAGCGGCTTCGACGGCGGCCAGCATCTGCCGCTCGCTCATCTCACCCATGCGGACCTTGAAACGGCAGTCCTCCTCGAAGTCCTCCAGATCTTTGAGGCCGATGCGAATCTTCTCTTCGGCGGCTGAGCGTTCCGACTCAACGGCGCGCTTGGCGGCATCGGCAGCCGCCTTGTTGTAATCCTTGAAAAACGCGGCAATCTGCGCCTGCGCCCCTTTGGCGGCTTGCACATCCCACACCGTCTGCGCGAGGCCCTTGTCTTGATTTTGATCCAAGACACTCGTTGCCGCGAGGGTCTGGATTTCCGGCCCGGCCGCCTGTGTGCCACCTTTGCCGCCGCCAGCCGCGCCAGCAGCCTCAGGGTTTTCATCCTTCTTGCCGCCATGGGAAGGTTTAGGGGCATTTCCATCCGACTTCAAGGGCCCCTTTGCTAAATCGTCCACCTCTTTCCAGCGGGCTTTTATGTCATCGAGTGCCTTACCGGTTGTCGCAACCATCGCATCATTGGCTGCTTGCCAATCTTTCGGCATATCGCGCCAGTGGCCAGTGACCGCGTCAATCATTAGCTGGCCAAGTCCCTTAAGCGCTTGAATTGTCTCCTTGATCGAAGCGTATACAGCCTGAAAAGCCACGTTGAGATACGACCCAATGGCAGCACCAAATGCTTCAACGTAATGAAGATTTTCAATAATCGCGTTACCGAGCGCCATCAGTTCCCCGGAGAGCTGCGCAAGGTTTTTCGTCCATTCCAGCGAGGCCGCGTTCGCCTCCTTATCCGCACCGGTCTTCTTCCCCGCAGCATCCGCATCGCGCAGAAGATTAGCTCCTTCCGCTTCCAGAAGGGGGATCAACTTGACGCCGCCGCGCGAGAATATCTCCCGAACCGCATTGGCCTCCATCGTCGAACCAGCATACTTTTGCATCCCGATAGCAAGATGCTGCAGCATCTCCTCCGGCGAGTCGTTTTTCAACTGTTCTTCAGTAACATCGAGATCGAGAAAAGCTTGCTTCAGCTTATCGCTGCCATGGTTCGCCTCGTACTGCACAGCGTTCATATGAAAGAGAGACCTGGCGAGTGTGTCAAGGTCCATCCCCAACTCCTTCGCCATCTGCCGTAACCCGGCCATGCGTTCAAAGGTGAATCCTGTCTCTTCGGCCATATGGCCCAGTTCAACATTCACCTTCACCGCATCGTCAATGAAGTGGGCTGCGAAGCCGGCCAAGATGCCCGCTCCCATCAGCGAACTGAGGCCGGCAAACCCAGCACCGATGCCGGCAGCGCTGATCTTTGAAGTCTCGGCGGTAGCAGCGAACTTCGCCTGCATGCCTGTGAGCGCCGCTTTAACCTCCGCTCCAGCGACGGTCCACGCAGCGGCTACCGGCGGCGCGCTGGCGGCCATCTCGGCGGCGGCTGCCTTGACGGCGGCAGCTCCTTCAGCCTGGGCAGCAGTCAGAAGCTGCTGCGAAGCCGCCAGACGGCGAATGCTCTCTTCAGCAGGCAAGCTGGCATCTTTGACAAGCACCCAGGACCGGCGCACATCCGCCTGGGCGACGACGATCCCCTTCATGGCCTCAGCTTGCCTGATTGCGCTGGCGCTGACATTGTTGGCAAGTTCTTTTGCCGCCGCGCTCATATTCATGTATGCAGACGTAGTCCGGGCGCTGGTCTCCTCAACGATGGGCGATATGCTCTGATTGGACTTATTGATCAGTTCCGTCGTACTGGTGATGCCCTCTTCGACATTAGTCTTGTCAAAGACTGCGCCAATTCGAACTACAGCATCTTCAGCCATGATGTTTTCTCCAATAGAAAAACCCCGCCGGGGCGGGGCTTTGCAGTTACCTGTTCGGTTAGATTATTTCCAGCCGTCGCGTGGATAGATTGCTTGTGGTTTCGTCTGATAGCACGATTCAAGACGATGGTGTTTTGCATAATTTTTTCTCGCTTTACCATTCGGTATCGACTCGGTACCAGGCTGCTGGATGCAAGCCAGGTCTACTCCCTCGCGTTGCACAAAGCGAAAATGAAAGACAGGCATGTCGCTATTAGAGCGCCCCATGACTGTGAAGATCGAGTCTGGCTCAAACGTCATATCCCATGGATCACCGTATCCCCAGCGCTCATCGGCAACATAGTATCCACCCCCGTCCGCTTGGACGAGATAAAAATAAAGCCCGAACCCCTCAGCACATTCAGCCCCCGACTCATCCGCGGAGCAATGCCAACTTTGTGTATTCCCGGTTGAATCTGTGTATCTATAGTGCTGATCGTTCGAACTTGTTCTAACAAGGCGAGCCGCGTACGGATAGGATGGCACAACACCGGCCCCAAAATATTGATCCCAGTCACTTACAGGTTTCTTGGTTCCGTAGCAGCTCTCAGCGATCATCAAGGCGACGGCAAGCGAGAGGAGAATCCATTTTTTCATGATTTGCTCCCCTTCCATTGTGTAACCTCATGCCTTTTGCAAACTCCACATTTTCCGCCCTCCTTCGCACAATGCCGGCAATGCGAACAATTTTTACAGGCATAGCACGGATCGGAACCGGTACAGGTTGCGTAGGCAGCATCCTCATAAATCAAGACGCTTCCCACACAAAAAATACACAAAAGGAATGCTAGCGCAAATCGTTTTCGAGACCCCATGCGGTACTCCCCCACGACAGCATTCTAGCTCACCGCCGTGGAGGAGTCTTACCACTTTCGTCTTTTTTCGATGCTTCTTTCGGGTGGATCACACTCTGCGCGTATTCGTAGAGGGCGCGGGTTTTGTCGCTCATCTTGCGTACCGGCACGCCCAAAAACCGGGCGATCTGCGGGGTCTGCGAGACGGTTTCGCCGTTATCGGGCCTTGAAACTGACCCCTGTCCGCTGTCCACTGTCCGCTGCTCTTGCGGTCCGAGATAACGCAGGGCCAGCAGATCGTGCACAGGTGGCGATTTTCGCCAATAGAGGAGCAGGGCGACAATGCGGCCGAAGCACATCTCGTCGATCTGCTCAAAGGTCCAGCCGGTAGCGGTGGCTATGCGGCTGTCGATCGCCGCCCAGTCGATCTCCCCGTCACCGGCGGCTATTCCCCCTCAGAGACCGCCTCCAGGCCGCTCTGGCCGGAAAGCGCCTTGAGGGCGAGCGTGCTGGTATTCAGATCAAGCCACTCGGCCAGATCGTCGGCGGTGACTTCCGGATAGTTGCGCTGGATGGCCAGCAGAATGATGTCGTCGAACCAGGTGACCCCCTGCTCCGTAGGAGTGCCCTCAGGGACGCCGGCGGCGAGCCGCGCGGCATTCTCCTGATACTGGCGCTTGGAAAGCGAGGGAATGTAGAAGTTTTGCCCGTTCATGTAGACAGGGACGCCGAGGTAGCGAAGTTTTTGTGGCATGGGTTACTCCAAAGAACAGGGATTAGGGGTTAGGGGTTAGGAAAAAGCAAACGCGGATCCTTCGACTGCGCTGCGCTCCGTTCAGGATGACAGCGCAGTGGAAGACGCTCTGGCAATTCTCGCGACCTCTTTCCCTCAAGAGTGACGTTTTCCTGAGCTGATTGGGCAGGCCGAAGCGCGCTCGGGACACGCTCCGGCCGGAGGAACGGGATGGAAGGCCCGCGCCCCTTCGCAGCCTGTTACCACAGGCTGCGAAAGCAGTTTACATGTCCATTTCAAACGATCCCAGCTTGTTGCTGAAATCACAGCAGGCTTTGAAGTCAAAGTCCGAAAGCCAGTGATCTTCCAGCTTCGAGGCGATCGAAAAAGAGCCAAGAATAACCTGGTTCAGGATCAGGGCCACTGTCTTGCCGCGGTATTTGTTGAACATGTACATGTTTTGCCGCGGCCTGGTGCCCATGGGCATGTTCATCAGATCCAGCGTCTCGCCGTTGACCAAATCCGGCCAGACATAGTTCAGCCACACGACCGAAGCCGGTTCGGAAGGGTTGAATTTGTAGGCCGCGCTGGTCACAGGCGATGAACTGCTGGCGGGAGTGAACGTATAGCTCCCAATCGGAGGAGCGCCAACGCCCTCATAGAGAGACATTGGATCGCCGGTATCTCCGTTGATGACGCCGAGGTTGATGGTTGCGGTGGGGTTGTTTGGAATCAGCGTGGCCACCGGCGCCTGCTCTTCATTTTGCACTGGACGGTTCAGTCCCTGCTTGGGCGTGGAACCGAAAAACAAAGGGCCAATCAGCGAGGGAGGCGGAGCGATAATCTTGCCCTTGCCGCTCACAGTCACCTTGCCATCGAAAGTATCGACAGCAAAAATTCCCTGACCAAAGAGATCCTTGGTGTCACCCTTGAACTCGCAGCTCACTTCCTGCAGAACCGGATAGGGGCGCGGGCTCAGATCGGTGAGGTTGTCGATGTTCACATTCGGCGTCCCAATCAGGACGCCACTTCCACCTTGAAAATTCATGGTAGCTCCTTCGGCGCTGATTGAGCGCACAAGTTAGGAAAGCGGCGCAGCCGCTTTCAGGGGTTAGGGGTTAGGGGTTAGGGGTTAGAAAAACCCGAGCCCTGCGGTTAGTCGATAAGAATATGCACCGGAATCATGGCGCCGAGTTGGTTGCCGAAGATGCCAGGGTCAACCTCTGTGTTGCCCTCGATCCAGCAGTGGGTGACCAGGCCGCCGAGGGTGAACTTGCCGGTGTTTGGATCGTCAGGCACAAAGACAGAGTCAATGGCCAGCAAGAGTCCGTTTAAGATTGTTTCGCCAAGCAGTTTTTCCTGGCCGATATCCTCGACAGGCGCTTCGTTGAAGGCATAGACAATCACCAGGCCGTGCAGAATCAGCTTGGGCGGCGCGCCGGGCGGCTTCTGCGGGATCTGCGTCTCTCGCAGCGAGACAAGGAAGAGCGCCGGCTGGTCGGCCATCTTGAGCTTGGGGGGCGCTACATGCCTGCGGCCCATATTGGTAAAAGTTCCACCAAGACTCGCCTGAAACCAGGCAAAGAGCGCTGTCCAGATTGCCTCACGATCGATAGCGGCAAACTGCGAGAACATCCCGGACCGTGGAACGATGGAAACACCGCCCGCAAAGGTAGGCCGGGGAACTTCGGCGGCGGCAATTGGCTGGCCATTGGAATCGAGTGTTAAAAGGCTCATACGTTACCCCCTGCCGCCGCCGCGGCGATGGCCTCTTGCATCTTTTCCACCAGTGGCGGATACCACCGCTCCTGCGCCTCCCGCGCAAAGGGCCGGGAGCGAACGCTGAAGGCCGCATGGCCCGCAGCCCAGACCAGAGTTCCATCCGCCTGAAAGCCGAAAGCGCGGTGCAGATAGGAATCGGCGAAACTCTCTCCGGCTTTCGAATATTTGTTGTATTTTCTGCGCTGGCCGGTATCTGACAACTTCATCGCTTTTTCATGGAAGCCGGCCATGAGCCAGATGCCAATATGTTTGCCCTTCTGGCCCATCGAGCTGTCAGTCGTTACTTGAGCGCCGATCTCCACATCGTTGTCATAAGCCATCGCCGAAGCCAGGATGGAGGCAAAGTACTTGCCGGTGCGTTCTTCAATTCCTTCCTCGGCAGCCGCCTCAACAGTCATCTGCGCCAACTCTGGCGCGCCGGCTTCCATGACCTCGCGGATGTTGGCAAAGATGCGTTCGCGCACCATCTGCAGATGATCGACAGTCTCATCGACGCTGGCCTGCTCGACAAAAAGCGAGATCATGAGAGCCTTACCTTCAGCGCGGGAAGAAACTGCTGAATGGTGCGATCGTCGATGTCGCGCGCCTGGCGATCTTCAAACATGGTTCTGGACACCACGCCCAGGCCATCCACGCGGCCCAGCGCGATGCGCTTGTAATACTCCTGGCGACTCTTGGTGCCGTAGTGGTTGATGCGCAGCAGCGAGCTGTGATGGATCACCGTGCGCGCGGAGGTGATCTTCTCGCCCTCCTCGCCGAAGGTGCCACCCTGCACATTGAAGAAGTGCGCATTCTGGCCGCTCACGCATTGCTTATCCATGCGAAGGATCGACTTGATGTGACGGCCGTTGTCATTGGTATTCGGCAGCCGCCAGGTGAAGCGTTCAAGCACCGGTTCGGACGAGTACTCCTCGCGGCCGGAAGCGCCGAAATAGACCCAGTTGACTCCCACCGCGCCCCACTCCGGCTTGAGACGCTCCATCGCCGGCGGCAGGGTGGAATACTGCGGCGAGAAAAGAAATTCATCGATATCAATGAAGGCGAGCCATAGATGCTCCCCTTGGTGCTTCCTGAGGCAGTCAGTGTAAGCGGCCATCTGCGTTGGGCCGGCCATGGGCCATTCAATGAGCTCCACCAGGCCGCGCTCGATATAGGGCCGAAGCACCGCCTTGTAATTGTCGGTGGAGCGGTTTTGATAGAGAAAGAAGCGTGTTACCCCCATCATCAAGTGAAACTCAACCCACTCACGCAGGTAGAGAGCCTCATTGCGGAAGATGGCGCAGATGGCTAGCGCGTTAGGACTGACGATCAGGCTGGGATTGACTTTGGTGATGCGAATCCAATCGCGGCCGTACTTGCGGGCCATCACTGTATCCATTTCCAACTGTGCGTTGCGGCCGTAGGCGTTGCGATCGGTCTGCGAGGCCTTGCTGAGATGATGCAACTCGACGCGATTAGTGAGGACCGAATGCAGCCCTGCCTGGCGAATGCGGTAGCCGTAGTCATAGTCCACGCCCCAGCCGAGGGTGAAATCGAGATCCCAGAAGCCTACTTTCTCGATGGTCGAAGCCTTGATCAGGGTGCAGGTTGGCTCCAGCCATGGCACCACCTGGGCCGCGCTCGCGGCCTGACGCATGTGCGGATGGTCAGAGTTATACACCGGCGAGATCTGCGCAAAGCTCTCGTCAGAGAAGAGCGTCTCGGCCAGCTTTTTGAGCGAATCGCGGCCCTCCGCCGAAAAGATCATGTCAGAGTTCAGAAACCAGAAAGCGTCAAAGCTGCCGCATTTGCGTGCAAACTGATAGCCCTCATGCATACCCTTGGTAAAGCCGAGGTTCAGCGGCAGTTGCAGCTCCGCACCCTCGTACTCCGGAACCGAGCCGTTATCGACGACGAAAACAGCTTTCTCGGGATATTCAAGCTCAGTGCGCAGCCAGTGGGCCAGCTTGCGCGTCAGATCGGGAGTGTTGTAATTGAGGACGATGATAGCGATCGAGTGCATTCTTAAAATCTCCGAGATTGACAAATTTGAATTGAGGCGGCGTGTTGCAGGCCGTGATGGATTAACGGGATCCGGAGATCTCCTCCGGCGCCATGCACCGCCTCAAACTTTGAATCTTTCTAGTGCCGGTTGACGGCCGTGAATTGATAGTTGGTTCTCATGCGCAGGTCGCGCTCATCCTGGCGGCGATCGAGCGAAGGCAGCGTGCGGCAGTAACGTTTGATAACCGAGAGTACGTTGGGCGGCGCGTCGACGAGCGGCTCTTGCACGCTCTCGCCCTCAGTGGAACGGCGCTGCGTGGCGCCCATATTGGGGCGCTCGTTGTAGCGGTAGGCCATCCAGTCGATGATGGCCTGCTCAATGTCCTCAGGCAGAAGAAGCTGGCCGTCGGTGGCCGGATAAGGTGAGGTGGGCGGCAAGTAGCCGGCGGTGTAGCTAATCTGGACCGGCTGATTGTCTGTAAATTTGAGACCCCCCGCCAGCCAGAGGTTGAAGATGCGCTCCGGGTCGATGTCCGAGTCGATATACCAGCCGGGCGCGATCTTGTCAGCGCTGGGCTCAACCAGATAGGGAGACGGGGCGATATCCAGCGATGCGACGGAAACAATCGGCCAGTGATAGAGAGAAAAGCGGGTGGAACCGTCGCCCCGACGCACCTCAGAGTAATCCGCCTGAAGCAGATCCGGGCGCTTGGTGGCGCGCATGAAGTCCTGGCTGCAGGCGGTGATCAGCCGCGAAATGGTCGCGTCGTCATTGGTATTGGTCGACGTGATGGGTAGCCAGAGCTTTGCGGTGGCCAGCGTGGTCAGATCAGTCGATGCCATGGCATCTCCAGGGGTTAGGGGTTAGGGATCAGGGGAAGCTACTTCAATGGGAAGTAATGCTCGTCACAGACGAAAGATTCATGCGGAAGCGTCTCATCTATCGTCGCGGGAATGATGTAATACTGATTGGTTTTACACTCCGCTTCAGCCTTTTCAGCGGAACTAAATATGCCCTGAAAGTGATAAGCAAACTCTCCAGTGTTGAGCGAACGCTGATATTGCATTACAATCCAACAATTTCTCATGGGAACTCCATTTCAATTGGCGGCGTGGCGGCCGACCAGGGCTACCCAAAATGCGGCTGCCTCATTGACTGATCGCGCATTGTGAACATAAATCACCTGCGGTGGACGGTAAGCAAAGCGCCAGCCGACGGCGATGTTGGCTAGGATCAAAGTTTCTCTCATGGCCGGTAGCTGAAAACGTGAATAGCGTAGAAGTCGAGCAGAGCCACGGCTGCTTTGGGAATCAGCTCCAGCTCTAGCGGCTCGGGGCTGGCGAGCTGATAGAGCCGCGCCAGGATGAGTTTGATGGCAGCCTTGATGGTCTCTGGGCAGGTATCCACCGTAACCCCGTCGCCGTAGCTGCCGGCAACGAAGGTGACAACCACAGAGCCGGGTTTGTAGGTCATCTCAGAGGGCCAGTAAGTTCCATCCGCGGGCACAATGCGCGCTGGCTCTGAAGTGAGATCGACGTCGTACTGCGAAGGATCGAGAGTTTGCACCGTGTTGCTCTGGTCGACGTAGGTGATCGATTTCACGCTATTGGTCTTCGGCCAGGGAACGTCAATGGTGATGCGATTCCAGAAATCGGAATAGTAGGGCCAATCCTTGCGGTAGCTGGGATTGACAGTGCCGTTGGCGGCCCACCAGAGCGGGAAGTGATCAAGGGTTCTGATCCAGGTCTGGTTATAGATGGCCCGGTTCATGTAACTCTCTGCCGTGGCCCGCGCGGCGACGATGAAGGGCCGGAGTTGCGCGCCAAGGATCTCCTCCGCAGCCCGATCGGTGTCTTGCATCGGTCCAAAGCCGCATTGCAGCTTGGCCTGATAGAGCGTGATCGGCTCGGCCACAGGCTCCGTGATGAGTTGCAGATTAAGAGGCATGGTTTCGCTCCGCGAAACAGTAATCAGCTGTCAGTGATCAGTTGTCAGTTAAAAACAAAGGCAAAAACATGACGGCTCAGGAAGTGGTAACTGCCTTCTCGCGATTGCGCTGTCGGCCGCTGCCGGCTGCCGCTGGCTTGGAAGCGAGGTGAAAGGCCTCTTCCGCGGCTTTGGCGTTGCCGCCGGCAAACTCGATCGCGCTGCCATCGGCAATCCACTGCTTCGCGGTGGTTTCAGGAACATCGACCAGTTCGCCGGCGACAAACGGCCGCGGCGAATTTGCAACACGAAAGGATTTGAGAATTTGCAGTTTCATGGGAACCTCAGTGAAAAAGTGAGAAGTGAGTTGCTGCCGTGTCAACCATTGGTTGATAGTTGACACGGCAGCAAAGCTAAGAGCTGAAAATTGAGAGCTGATAGTTGTTGTTAGTTGGCCGGAGTGGCCAGCTTGAGGATGGGATGCGTGCCGGCGTCGGTGAAGGCCGAGCCCAGACGGGCATAGCCGATGAAACCCACTTCAAGGGTGTCAGCGAACCGCTCGTCGAGTCGCAGGATGGACATGTCGCCGTCCGTGCGTAGCAGGTATCCCTGAGCGAAGTCGCCAAAGAGAACTCCGTTGACTGCGTTGTAGGGGCTGGCTGCAAAGGCGTTGGGCATCGCCTGGTTGAGCACCAGCGGCCGGCCCAGGATCATGTCCAGCGTGCCGGAGTTGGGGTTGGGGATGAAGAGTGGACGGCCGTAAAGATCCTTCTGGCCCATGATGGCGGCGCGGCTGATCGAACTCAGAACCCAGCTCGCGTTCGGAAGGTAAGCAGGGTCGAGGGCGGCGTAGAGATCGACAAAGTCGCTATACACCGGGCCGTTGGAGCTGGCCGCGGTGGCGCCGAGTGTCGGCCCCTGCGTGGTAGAGATTCCGCCAGCGATGGTCTGGAGCAGGCCGACGACGTTGGAGTTGTTGCCGTTGGTGATCAGATATTCCAGACCACGGTAGTACCGGAGCGCGAACTTATCGCGCAGCCAGGCATCGAGGTTGAAGTAGCTGTCGTCGAGCTCCTGACGCGAAACCTTGACCAAAGTGGCCACGGTATCGGTCTGCATAATGAAGCCGGAGAAGCTGGGATCCTGCTCCGCTACAACCGAGGCCTCGGCGGTGAGCGTGGTCAGGGTGTTGCCGGTGTCGTTGGAGAGCGCCACCTTGATGGGCGCGCCGTTGTTGTTGGTCACCTTTTTCCCAACAATGCTCACCGTGTTGCCGATGTACTTCTGGGCGTCGATCATGGTGGTGAGGAACTGCTGCGGGATCATGGTGGCGCCAGAAGGCCCGGTGCCGGGAGGGTTCGGGAGGCCGCCGGCGATGGTCACATCGCGGTGCTCCAACAGGCTGCGCTCTTCTTCGTTGAGATGAGAGTAGCCGCGGCGGATGTACTTCTCGAAGGCTTTGCGCTGGGCGAGCAACTGAACCGGGTCGCTCTCTGCGGCAGAGCCGTCGGGGTTGGGGCGCGGTGGGCGCTGGGTCGAGCGAGAATCGGCGTCGAGCTTTTCAACCAGCTCCATACGCTTGATATCGCCCTCTTGGACAGCGACGTCGGCCATCATGCGGTCGAACTTGTCGCGATCCTCTTGTGTGACTGCATCCTGCAGCACGACGCGCTGCGCTTCAGCGATGAGCTGAACGCGCTTTTGGCGCAATTCGATGAGCTTGGACATGATAAAACCTCGTGTGGATGTCTGGTCCGCCATCGCTTCGCGGCGATAGCTTCCAGCCGCAACCTAAACGCTTGCAATTGAATGCAGCGGATCAACCGCGCGCCCAGGCTGCCAAATTTGTGTTACTGAACTGTTGTCGGGGGTACCGCGAAGATGGGCACAATTTCTTCTCGTGAGAAGGTGCGGGCTGACCGAGCGGAGACGCGACGTTGATCACACTCTGGGCATTTGTGCTTCGGGGCGCAAAGACCACTCTTTGGATCCCACACATCTCCGAGCCCAAGGCAGCGCGTTTCGGTCTCGGCGCCGGCGATACGGCCCAGGGCTGTACTCACCTGTTCGGAAGCCTGCTTGCGCCAGGCGCGATCGCTATCTGCTTCCTTGTCGCCGCCGTCTTCAGCGGCTAATGCACGCCCAGGACTGCAGCGGCAGTTGACGTCGTCGTAGTCAGGGTTGGAGCGGCTCCCGCAATCGCCGCCCATGCACTGCGAGCAGCCGCAGATACACTCTTCTTCGTCGCCGCCGTCGCTGTCCTGGGCGCTGCGCTTGGTAAGGATGCGCGCGCGCGTCTCGGCGGGCATGGAGCCGAGCAGAGAACTCACTTGAGAGGCGGCAGCTGGATAGGCGGGGAAAGTGACTGGAGAAACATCGAAGAGCTCGTCAAACTCCAGAATCTTACGGCTCACGGCGCCGCCATCCTCGTCGGTCCACTGATCCCGCTTGACGGTGAAGCCAAAACTGGAGCCGGTAACGTCCCCCCGGCGCATAGAGACCAGCAGGTCGCGGGCGGTCTGGGTATCGGGCGGATCGATCTCATAGGACAGGCCGCGCGCATCGACCTTGAGGCGCAGCGTGCCGGCGCGGGTACGGCCGAGGGGATGGTTGGAGTCGTGATTCCACAGGGCGCGCACGTCGGGATTGGAGGCCATCACGCTGTCAAAGGCATGGGGATCGACGGTCTCGCGGAACTCACCGAAACCGCCGCCTAAATCTACACTTTGTGAGTCAAAGACGGCAGCATAGCCGCTAATGACCGGCTTGGCATCGTCACTGACGCGAAGTTCCTGCTTGACATAACGGCGCTCGAAATTATTCATGATGCAATCTCCTGTGCTGCGCGGGCGGCTGCCGCCTCCCGGCTGACGTTGATGTGAATGGAACGCAGGGCGCGGAGAAACTCCTCGCGCGCCAGCTCCGCGGCCGCTGGTTCGTCGGGCTTCGCGGGCCACTTAGCGGCGCGGTGGGCTACAGACTTAAGCAGATCGTCGAGAATGGTCTCAGGAGCGGCTTCTGTGGACCCGTTTTGCTCCATAGAGGCGTCGGCGATGGAGCGAAAAATAGGCCGTAAAAGTGTGGAAATGGTCTCCAAATCACGCTTGTCGCGCTTCAAAAGACGGATAAAGGCATCGCAAAAGACGGGAATGTAGCCGCGCGTGAAGCGGCCGAGCAGGGCTTTGTCTTCTTTGGAGGGAACAATAGCCGTCTTCGGCGGGGCGCCCTCTGGGCCCGGCACATTGGGATCGGCATCGACGGGCTGATCCTGCATCGATTCTGTATCTAGCAGGCGCTCAGCATTCTGCATGTTGACCGGCACCCAATAAACATCACCAATAGGACCGATGGGATTTTTTCCCAGATCTTTCAGAATGCCGTTGGTGTTAAAAAAGCCCCACTGCTTGCCGACGGCGTAGCCGTCCATGGTGGTTTTGAAGTCACCGCGGAGGCGCTCGGAGACATCGAACTCCAGCGTATATTTGCCGGCACTGCGGCCCACCGGCGAAAAGAGCTTGCGCAGGAACTCCGCCTCGATGCGGCAGAGATAAGGACGCAGAGTATCCGTAACAAAACTCAAATTCATCTGCTCAGCGTTGTTATTGCTGAGCCGGGTAGTGTCACCGACGTAGTGTGGGGGCACGCGGAACATGGCGGCAATATCCGCGCGCTGGAACATGCGAGTTTCAAGGAACTGCGAATCTTGTGGGCTGATCCCTATTTGTTTATAGTCCCAGTTACCTGGCAGCACTGCTACTGAACCGGAATTCTCGCCGCCCTGGGTTTGGTTCCAGCTCTCGCGTGCCTCGGTCTTCTGTTTATCGGAGAGCGTTCCCGCTACGCTAAGAATGCCGGAGGGTCGGGCGCCATTGCCAAAGAAGCGAGCGCCAAACTTTTGAGCGCCGATGGCCAGGCCGATGCCCTGCCGCGCCAGCCAGATGGGAGAAAAACCCTTGAGGCCGTTGAAGCTGAACAGTGGAACATGGAGCATATTGCTGGCGGGGATGCGGCGCACCTTACCGTCGAACATGCCATCAGTAGTGTCGTAGATCAGGTCGCCGTTTTGTGCGCGCTTTGGCTCAGTGAGCTGCGGATGGAGCGGCCAGAGTGCAACCGGGCGGCCGCCCTTGTCGCGCTGGATCTCAATGTAGCCGTTACCGGTAAGACAGAGTGAGCCGATCAATGCTTCGAATAAGGTGAAGGCTGTCATCTCCGAGTTGGGTTCCCAGCGGAGAAGATAGGCGAGAGGGTGATCGATGGCTCTTTTGCGGCCGTTCTCTTGTACTTCCAGGACATAACATGGAAGGGAGGCAACCGCCTCTGCCAGGACACGCACACAGGCGTAGACAGTGGAGAGCTGCAACGCGGTATTGACGGTGACCTGTTCGCCAGAGGCCGTGGGCTCGCCGCCAGTGGCCCAGGCGAGGAAGCCGGCCGCGGAAAGGGGAACGCTGGGGTTATTGAGCGAGCTGCTGCGAAGTTCCAGCGAGGTGATATCCGGCTCGCGGGCCTCGTCAACGAACTTCGAAAATGCCTGTCGAATGGACATTGATCACTCACATAACGAACGGTTCAAAGGTTGCGCCGCTGGTAGCCATAGCGCAGGAAAGCGCCATACAGAGGGCGACGATGCCATCAATTTTTTCTCGGCTCTTGCCTTTATCTGGCTTGGTGTTGCCGGCTGGATCCTGCTGCACGATCACGTTCGACGCCATCCAGCGCAGGATAGAATTGCCGCCGTGCGCCAGCTCTTGAGTTGAAACCAACTCGACGATGCGCTTGGTGGGCGCAAACATGCTTGCCATACCCTGGCCGATTTTGACCATCTCAAAACCGTCCTCCTCGCCGAGTTGGGTGACGATCTCGGTGGAGTTCCAACGGTCAAAGCCGATCTGGGCGATATTGAACTCCTGGCCGAGCTCGTTGATCTTGGCCCGGATGAAGCGGTAGTCGATGATGTTGCCTTCCGTCAGTTCAAAGAGTCCCTGCTTGGCCCAAACATCGTAAGGTACGCGATCGCGTCGGCAGCGAAAGGCGATGTTATCTTTCGGCAGAAAAAAGGACGGCAGTACATGCCAGTGCGGATCCTCACTGGTCGGTTCAAACAAAAGCACGAAAGCGGCGATATCCGTAGTCGTGGAAAGGTCGAGAGCACCATAACATCGGCGTTCGCGGAGCTGCTCACGCGCGATGGTGAAATTGCAGAGATCCCACAGATCCATGCGCATCCAGTGGGAAAATTGCGTGGTCCAGATACAAAGTCTGAAGCGTAGAAATGCGTTAAGGGAGCTGGGGTCCTCTTTAGCTTTGAGGGCCTGCTCTCGCATCTCAGTGAGCTTGACAGCCGTTCCCCAACAAGGATTAGCCCACGGCCATCTCGTTTCGTCTTCCCAGTTAAAGTCGCCCCGGCCTTCATCATCGACACCGCAGATCCAGGCGAACCAACTGTCGTCAGGAACGATGCCCTGAAGAACTTTTACCGAGTACTCGTGCTGCTTGTAGCAGACTGAATTGCGGTCAAATCCGCTGTTGGTAATGGCGAACATGAGCGGCTGGCGGCATTTGCCCAGGCGCGTGTAGAAAGCGTTCCATACGCCTTCGCTCGCGTGAGCGTGCAACTCATCAATGCAAACAAAAGAGGGCCGCAGACCTTGAAGGTTCTGATCCTCGGCCGCGCAGGGCTCAAACTTGCTGCGCGTGATGGGATCGCAGATGTTCTCCTTCCCGATGAGCAGTCGCTCTCGGAGATATTCCGAAACCTGGGCCATCGTGGAGACTGTATCAAAAATGCGCCTTGCCGTCTTGCGATCGGTAGCAGCCGCGTAGACCTGTGCGCCTGGCTCGCCGAAAGCATGCAACTCATAAAGGCAAAGGCAGGAAAGAACTAGAGACTTCAGATTGCCGGCGCCCATCTCGCTGTAGGCAACTTTGAAACGGCGAATGAACTTACCTTTAGCATCCTTGCGCTTCCAACCGTAGAGGATCCACAACAGCGCCTGCCACGCCGGAACAAGGATGATGGGAACTTCGAAATAGTCGCCGTCAACGCCGCAACAGAAGAGCGGAAAGTAGTCGATGACATGCTGGGCGGCCTTGCGGTTGAAGTGGAGGCCGCGAGCCTTACCATCCTTGAGATCGCGGACGTGACGCTCGATTTGCAGCCGAACAAGCTTCGAAGTGAGAACACGGCCGGCGAGCACGTCGGCGATGTACTTCTCGGCAACGGAGCGGCGGCTGGACATCGGTCAGGTTATCCAAACTTGCGCGCCAGAAAAGCGGCGCGCGAATCAACGCCCTTGGGAGAAACCGGCGCCGCCGATACGCCGCGCTGCCCGAGGCGAACCCGGCCAACTCCAGTTCCTCCCAGATCGCTGCGCGTACCGCGAAGAAACGACAATTCAGCGCCGTTCAGCCGGCGCGATTTCTTTTCGAGCATCAGCTCACAGTAATCGGCCAAGCCATCCCGATCGGAGACCGTGAGCCAGGGCCATACCTTCGCGCGTTCGTCCCAAAGAGCACGGAGTTTCTCCGCGCGCTGGTAGCCAATGTCCGGATGGAAGATCATCCATTCGGCTGGCGGAGGACCCACTTTAGAGCTGGGTGGCGTCGGTTCGTTGGCGCGGGCCTTGAGACGCGCAGGATTCTTCCTGCCTGCTCCGGTGAGCAGCAAAAGCTCTGTCGGTTTGGGAGGTCTACCCATTCGGATACCTTCGCGAGTTGAATAAGGCTCTTCAAAGCCCTCCAAGAGGTTTATTAGGCCATCAACGAGCGTCGTAGATGGAGATAGGGAAACAGTGAGTTTTATCGCCGATTTTGGGGAAAAGTTTCATTTTGTGGATGTCTAAATGAGGC